TTCATCTTCGTACAAATCAAAATAATCATTATCAGTAATAATAGCGATACGTTCCAATATCAATTCTAAAGGAGTTAAATCACTTGAATCTAACTCCTTTATTTCTTTGTATTGTGCAACTGTTACATTGTTCCAATTAGACAAGGTCAAAAATATTTTGTGAAATTAAATTTATGTAAGGTAGCGCAAAATCCGCCTTTACATTTTCCTCAAATAACTTTGCTTTAAGTTCCAAATGTACATTTTCGTAATGTTCATTGTTTGTCAAATCTTCGCGCTTAAAGATAATAGCTAAAATGTAGCTTACAATGTTACTAGGGGTTTGATTGTTTGCTAATTTGAATTTATTTTTTTGGATTTCTTTCTCTAAGCAAATCAATTCTTTTGCCTTAAACTTAAATTCTTTGCCCTCAAAAGCTACGTATCTATAACCCTTAAATTCTATTTCGCTTTTAATCAAATTACTTTTTGTTTTAAACACATTGAAGTTCTTAATCAGTTCAACCATTGAATCCGCGTCCATGTCGTTTTCTGGCATTCCTAAAATCTTAAAAATAGCTTCAAATTTTTCTGTTAGTACTAAGTCAGGATAGGACATGATAGTAACTAACTTATTTAATTCGTGCAAGTCAATTTCATTTGCTTCGTTGCGAAGTTCAAAAGTTTCATTCTCTAATTTTACCTTAATCATAATTTCTCTTTTAGGACAAAGATAAGAAATTACCTATTACAACCATGTTACCAGTTTATAATATTTCAATCGATGAATGCGACGCAGAAAATGGCGAGTATTTAGGCGTTTTGGAAATTGCAAACACGGCAAATCCTGCAATCATGATTAAAGGCATCGCATTAAGCGAAGTCAAACAAATGATTTTTAAAGACGATTTGCTTTATAGAATTGCTAGTCCCGTTTTAATACCATCAAAGATTTACAGACGAGATGCTGAAACGGGCGAAGAGTATTACGTCAATGTAACTAGCGAAGTAGTTGAAAAAATGTTTATGAAGTTTCAAAAAGACAGAAGCGGTCAAGACATTTTTAACGATGAACACGATGAAAGCAAACGAGTACCTAGTTACATTCTTGAAACATGGCTTGTTGAAACTCCAAAGACTGATAAATCATTAATTACATACGGTATTGAATGCCCTCCAAAGACATGGTTTGCAGTTCAACAGTTCACTGATAAGAAAGCGTATTTTGATTGCGTTGAAAGTGGTAAGATTGGATTTTCTATTCACGGTGAAAGTGCGTTGAAATTCACAAAACAAGAAATTATTAAACAAATAAATATGAGCAAAAAGAGAAAGTTTGTCGCTCAATTCACGGAAGCAATCGGAACGGATAGTGGTGAAGTAATCGTAACAGCGGATGTCCTAGAGGTAGGTGCAGACGTTGCTGTTTTAGATGCTGAATTCACACCAATCGAAAACTTTAGCGGAGAAATTACCATTGAAGATACACCCGTTGTAATTACAGACAATGTAATAACGTCGATGGGCGCTGAAGAAATGGAAATGAAAACCGAAGAGGTTGTTGTTGAAGAGACTGAAATGGCAAAAGAAGAAGAGGTTGTTGTTGAGACTGAAATGGCAGTTGAAGCGCCAACAGATGCACCAGTTGAAGCGTACACTAAGGCAGAAATGGATGCGAAGTTCGACGAAATCTATGCAATGATTGCAGAATTAAAAACAGGTACTGCTACAGAAATGGCAGTTGAAGAAGTAGAAATGGCGGAGGCGCCAAAAGTAGGCATTGAGTTGAAAATGTCGAAAGTAGAAAAATTATCAAACTTTATAAACAAGAAATAAGATGAGCAGAAAAGTACAATTTTCGATGGAGGTTACAAATAACGCTCTATTGCAAGTAAATCCTAAAGAGTTTTACACAAAAGCATTGTTAGAGAATCGCTCTAGCGCAGAATTCCGTCAATTGTTGGGAATTAAAGAATCAACAAAAATCGCAGCATTAGATTTCGGTACTTTATTGACTGAAGCAGATTGTGATTTCGTAGCTAACAACTCGACATTGTCGGCTAAAACGATGGACGTTTGTAAAATCGCTTTGAACACTGAGGTATGTCAATTCGAGGTTGAGCAGTCTTTTTTAGCTGATTGGATGCGTCAAGGTTCTAACGGTGATTTCATGCCTGCAGAATTCGCAACGCATTTTTACGCTGAATTGGGTCGTTCTGTTTCTAATCAATTAGAGTACCTTACATGGCAAGGTGATGCAGAGGGCGAAACAGGAACTTACTTAGACCTTTGCGACGGTTTGGAAAAACAACTTTCAGGAGCTGATATTCCTGCAGCGCAAAAAATTGCTGGTACTACAATCAATGCTGGTAACGTAATTGCTCAAATGACTTTGGCATACAACCAAATCCCAAAAGCTTTAAGAAACCGTAAAGCAGACGTTAAATGGTTTGTAGCTTCTAACGTTGCGGATGCTTACAGATTAGCAGTTGCGGTTCAGTCAGCTGAATCTTACACCACAAAAGATGCGCCTTTGAATTTCTTAGGTTACACTTTGTCTATTGGTGAGGGTATGTCTGACAACGTTATGACTTTGTCTTTGCAGTCGAATTACATTTTCCTTGCGGATTTGATTAGCGACCCAACAGACATCACTACAATCAACATGAAAGAAACAACAGGAGATCGTAAGATTCGTGTTATTTCTGACTTCAAAGTAGGTTTCAACTACTTGAATGATGATGAATGGGTAACGTACAAAATCGTATAACATTAACGAGGGGTGTTAATTCACCCCTTTTTATTCACTTTAAAAATATAAATTATGCCTTGTGACTTATTAGAAAACATTGAGTTAGGTTGTGAAAGAAACAGCGGTGGGATTCATCAAATTTTGGTGGGCGACATGGTGGATATTACAACCCAAACTGCAAACAATGCTACATGGATTATTACAGCGATGGGGGTGGCTAATTCGCCTATTGAAATCGAGGTGAAACGTAAAGTTTCAAACTATGTAGAGGACGAGCAAAACGACTTCGTGAACGGTTCGGTTGTTGTTACTTCTACAATTACAACAATGTTGCACCGTAGAGACGCTGACAAATCGAGAAAATTGAATTTGTTAGGAGCTGGTCAAAGATACCTTTATGTAATTTGTAAAGATGCAAACGGTTTGTATTGGTTTTTCCCTAACGTACAACTTCAATCAGTTGGTGAGGGGTCAGGTCAAGAGCGTGCTGACGGTTCTAAATATGCGGTTGTATTCGTTGGAGAAGATGACCAACTTGCATACGAAATTGATGCTGCGGTTGTCGCTTCATTACTGTAAATTAGATTTACTTTTAGTATTAAGGGCTGTTCAATTTGGACAGCCTTTTTTTATGTCCTATTATTTGCATGATTTATATCGAGAAAGATATCGGCACGAACATAGCTTTGACGTTAACTGAAAGTTCACAACTTGCAAACCCTTTTTATTTGTTTCATTTTGTAAACGAGATTAACGATAATGAATTCTTTGAAACATTCACAGATATTAGCGGATATCCTGAGCGCTTTAATTTGTTTGAGATGAAATTAGACTACGTCGCTGGTCAATATACTTACACTGTTTACGAAAGTGCAACACCAAACCCTACAGAGATAGCGCAAACTACGGGTATAATCATAGAAACAGGAATCATGATTGTACATTCAAATGAAGACTTAGATTCAAACATTTATTTATGAAAATATTAGGCATTAATTTTAGTAAGGGTTCGGTTGTAAGGACGGAGCAACAAGCGTACAGCACACCATTTGGAGTTATTGGTGACGGTAATTTAGCGTTACCGTTTATTCAGTCGCAAGTTCACAAAGCTGGCGTTATCTATTTCGGTTCTGATAATTTATTTCCTAGTGTACTTAATCAAATGTATTACACGTCACCAATTCACGGCGCTGTTATTGACTTTACTGTTATGGCAGTTGTTGGTGGTGGATTTACTGTTGACGGATTAAAAGACGGCAAAGATAAGGTTGCGTTTGGCGTGTGGTCACGAATGAATAAGGTTGATCGTAATTTAGAAACTATTGCAAGGGATTATAAAATACATTCACGCGTTCACTTTATATTGAAGTATTCAGATAGTGGGAAATTTCTTAGAATGGAACGTATCGAACCGGCAAGTATTAGATATAGACATGACGGTAATTATGAATTTAGTAGTGATTGGTCAACAGGTAAAGAGCGTAGATTTATTGAGGCGTTTCACCATGCTAAAATTGGGAAATTTACAGAGATGCTTTATACATTTGGCGAAGTTGGAGCGGGTCAAGACATTTATCCAATACCTACTTATTCAAGTGCTTTAAATTGGTGTTATTTAGATGGCGAACAAAGTTACTTTCATAAATCAAACTTACAAAATTCGATTTTCCCTAGTCTTATTATTAGACGCCCTAAACGATTCGGTTCTAAAAAAGAACAAGAGGATTTCAAGGACGGTTTAACGCAAAATAAAGGCGCCAAAAGTGCGGGTAAAGTATTCGTGTTAACGGGTGACGGAATAGAAAATACACCTGAGGTTGTAGTTCCTGGTGCTCAATCAAACGATAGGTTATTTGAGGGTACTTCAAAAGAATTAAAAGACAATATTTGTTTCGCTCACAAAATTAACCCTGCGATAATGGGCGTTAAAGTTGCGGGTTCTTTGGGTAACGCTCAGGAACTTGAAATGAGTTACGCTATTTTTGAGAAAAATGTTGTATTTCCAATGCGTAGACAACTTGAAAGTATGTTTAACGAGCTTTTACAGATTGCAGGCGTTGACGGGATTTTCAATATTACTGGCTTTAAAATTATCGGTGAGGAAATTGTTGGGGGCGAAGAGAGTAAAATTAATAAAACGGGCGAATTACTTAACGCGATGTCTCCTTTACTTGCAAATAAAGTACTTGACAATCTTACAATCAATGAAATTAGACGTATTGCGGGACTTGCTGATGTGCCAGACGGTAACCAATTAGCAAACCCAACAGCACCCGTAAACAATAACACAGAAACTATTGCACCATGATATACTTTGTAACAGAAAATTACTTAAAACAAAAGACACCGATAACGCAAAATGTTAGCGCAACTGACATAATGCCGTTTATTGAGCCGTCTGCAAGTTCGTGGATGCAATCAATTTTGGGGACTTACTTTTTCAACGATTTGCTAACAAAATACAACGCCCAAACCTTAAATGTAGATGAAACTATTTTAGTAGAAAAAATTAAACCCGCTATTGCGTGGCGTGCAACGGTGGATTGTGTTCTAGGTTTGACATACCAACTAAAAAATAAAGGACTACAAAAGCAAAACGGCGACAATTCAGAAAGTGTTGACCAAACGGAAACAACTTTTGTAATGCGACACTACGAGCAGAAAGCTGAATTCTTTGAAATGATTACTAGAAAATTCTTGAAGCTTAATAAAGATTTATTTCCTGAGTTTACAAGCAATCTAAATAGAGATTCAGAATTGGCACCCCAGCACGATGATAATTTCAACTCCGATACAATGTTCATATGATTAGTTATCTACAAGCCATCGACGTTATTCGCACCTTTGCGTTAAACCATTTACAAATTAACAAGTTTGATTTTGAGTTTAAAGAGCAAATGCAGAATTTAGCTACAT